GTGTCCTCTCTCCCTCTGGTATTCGACCCGGGGTCGCCCGCGCACATACGCGGAGAAGGAGTTCAAAATGGCTTTCGACCCTAAATCCTTCGACAACCGCAAAATGTCGGAATACGTGGAGCGCTCGATAGACGCTATGAAAGAGGACCTGTCCGAGAAGGACTGGGGGATCGTCGGCGGTATTCGGACCATGGCGGAGTATTGCGACTCCACGAGACATACCGTCGAAGCCCTCTCTTTGGGTGGCGAAGCCGAACCCAAGGACCTAATCCGCGCCATGGAGCTTCACAACAAGGCGATCTATACGATCCCGCAGATCATTTCGGGTCTGGAGAAGCTCGGTGGCTCCATCGCCGCTCGTAAAGCCCTCGACATGAAGAACGAGAAGCCCAAGAGCGGCCTTGCCGCAGTAAGGGAGCTTCGAAGTGGCAGCAGCAGCGACCAAAAAGCGCCCACCAAGCCGCGCAGCAGGCAGCAAAAGGCCACCGGCTAGGAAAGAGCTGCTCGGCTCGGAGGTACCCCGGGTTCACACCCCGCCCAAGCGGAAGCTGACCCCCAAGACCTCCCGAGGCTGGGAATGCATCGCCTTCGCAGAGCAGGTCCTGGGCCTCTACCTGTACCCGTGGCAGAAGTGGGTGCTAATCCACGCGCTGGAGCTGAACCCGGACGGCAAGTTCCGGTTCCGCACGGTCGTTTTGCTGGTCGCCCGCCAGAACGGCAAGTCCCTACTGTTGCAGGTCCTGTCCCTGTGGCGAATGTACGTGGACGAAGCGCCACTCGTGATCGGTACAGCCCAAAACCTCGACATTGCTGAGAAGCAATGGTCCGAAGCGGTCTCCCTCGCGGAAGATAATGAGGACCTCGCCGCTGACATTACGGCGGTTGACAAGACCAACGGCAAGAAGTCCCTCCGGATCGCCTTTGAAGGTGCGGACGGGACGATGGTCCGGTCCCAATACAAGGTGACTGCAGCGACCCGTAAGGGTGGCCGTGGTCTGTCCGGCGATCTGGTTATCCTTGACGAACTCCGCGAGCACTCTTCGTGGGACGCCTGGGGTGCAATCACCAAAACCACAATGGCCCGTCCCAAGGCTCAGGTCTGGGGTGTTTCCAACGCTGGCGACTCCTCCTCGGTCGTGCTGTCGCACCTGAGGGAGCAGGCCGCAGCGGCGATTGAGGCCAAGGACACCGATGATGTTTCGTTGGGTCTCTTTGAGTTCTCCGCGCCACCGGAAATGCCGACCTCGGATCGTCGGGGCTGGGCAATGGCGAACCCCTCCGTGGGGCACAAGGACGCTGACGGCGAGATTCGCCTGACGGAAGAGGCCCTGGCCTCCGCTCACGCTACCGACCCGGACCCAGTGTTCCGGGTCGAGTGCCTCTGCCAGTGGGTCTCAACCGCAGCGGTTGGACCTTGGGAGGCTGGCCACTGGGAGACCTTGAAGGACATGTCGTCCAAGCGTGTCAGCGGGTACTACTTCGGCGTTGACGTATCGTGGGACCGCAAGTTCACTGCAATCTCGGTTGCGGGTTTCCGGGCTGACGGCAAGTACCACGTGGAAGTTGTGGCCTACCGCGCCGGGACAGACTGGGTGATACCCTGGCTGGAGGAGCGGAAGGACCGGGAAGGACTTCTCGGAGTCGCGATGCAGGAGAATGGCTCGCCGGTCTCCTCCCTCCTGAAAGATATGGTCGAGGCCGGTATCCGGGTTGTTGGGTGGGGTGGCGGTGAACTGGGTCGCGGTACTGCCCAGATGTACGACAAGGTAACCCAGGGTCTGATTCGCCACCTGAACCAAGAGGTCCTGAACCTCGCGGCAGGCACGGCGCAGACCAAGCCCATTGCCGATTATTGGGTGTGGGACCGGAAGCGGTCCCCGTTCGATATTTCGCCGCTGATTTCGATTACTGCTGCAGTCTGGGCACTAAGCCAGCCTGTAGAGGAAGAAAAAACCAGCGCATACGACAACGAAGAACTGATCTTCGTATGACCTCCGGAGGGAGCACTAGTGAGCGTATTTGATGCCCTGCGGAACGTCATGTCACCCCTGACCCGGACGGACTACGGGACAGTTACCCTGTTCGGGGTTCCGGCCAGCTTCGACGACGTACGGCGACTGATTCGGGGCCAGGACCCGGCCAGCCTGTACCGACAGCAACCGAACCTCCGAACCGTGGTTTCGTTCATGGCCCGCAACATCGCCCAACTCGGGGTCCACACGTTCAAGCGATTGGACGAGAACGACCGCGAAAGGGACCGGGCGAGCATCACCGCCCAGACGATCAAGTCGCCCAACAAGTCCCAGACCACTTACGAGTTGATTTATTCCCTCGTGAGCGATCTGGCCCTGTGGGACGAGGCGCTCTGGCTGGTGGTCGAGGATATCGAACGTCCCTCCGGCTGGTCCATCCAGCCCGTGCCGATGCCCTGGGTTCAGGGTTTCGGTGGCGGGGATATCTGGGGGCCTTCCTACGTGAAGGTCCTTCCACCGGGAGCCGTCAAGGACGTGAAAATCCCGATGGAGGACGTGCTCTACTTCCACGGCTGGGACCCGGCGAACCTGAACCGTGGAGTTTCCCCGGTCGAGTCGCTGAAAGCCACCATCTCCGAGCAGATTCACGCCCAAATCTACCGCGAACAGCAGTGGACCAAGGGTGGACGGCTCGGGATGGTCATTTCCCGGCCCAAGGATGCACCTTCCTGGACTCCGGACCAGAAGCGCAAGTTCAAGGCCGCACTCGATTCCAAACTCGCCGGAGACGGCGGGGAGGACGCGGGCGGCTCGGTTGTTCTGGAAGATGGAATGACCTCCCAGCGGATGGGGTTCAACGCCAAAGAGGACCAGTTCGTGGAAGCGGCCAAGCTCAGCTTCCAGACGGTCTGCTCGGTGTACCACATCAACCCCACGATGGTCGGCCAGTTGGACAACGCGAACTTCTCCAACGTCCGCGAGTTCAACAAGTCGCTCTACACCAACACCCTCGGGCCGATCCTGGCCCAGTTGGAGGACCGGCTGAACGCCTTCCTCGTACCGAAATTGGACCCGGGCACAGACGATCTGTACATCGAGTTCAATATCAAGGAGAAGTTGCAGGGGTCCTTCGAAGAGCAGGCGGCAGTAATGTCGGCTGCAGTCGGTGGTCCTTGGATGCTCCGGAACGAGGCTCGCGCCAAGGAGAACCTGCGGGCGATCCCGGGTGGCGATGATCTGATCGTCCCACTCAACGTCGTAACAGGTGGGCAGGCTTCCCCTGCCGACTCGACCCCGGACAGCATTACCGGCCAGAACTCGTACCTTGCTCTCGCCCAAAAGGCGCAGCGGGACTGGGGTCCGGTTGGCATTCTGGACCTTGGAGAGAAGGCCCGGGGGTCGGACACGGCCCAGGGCAACATCGAGAAGGTCTTGAAGGCGTTCTTCAAACGTCAGTCGGCTGTCGTCCTGTCCGCTTTGGGCGCTAAGGACGGCGAGGATTGGTGGGACGAGGACCGCTGGAACCGGGAGCTGGCCTCGGACCTCTACAAGCTCGCGGTGGCGGTCTCCCACAAGATCGGGAGGCAGGTCGCGGAGGAGCTGGGGTTCGAACCGGACGCCTACGACTCCGAGCGGACCCTCAAATTCCTGCAGGCGGTCTCCCTGAGCCGCGCCGAGGGCATCAACGGGGCCACGAAAGCGGCTCTGGACGACGCTCTGGCACGTCAGGACGACGAGGATGCTCCGAAGCCGTCCGAGATATTCTCGAAGGCCGAGGACAACCGGTCGGTGACAGCAGCAGCAGCTCTGCTCACCACTTGGAGCGCATTCGCCACCATCGAGGCCGGTAAGCAGGTCCCCGGAGAACCGGAGAGCAAGTCGAAGACATGGATCGTCAATTCATCCAACCCGCGCAAGGCGCACTCCAGGATGAACGGCGAAACCGTCCCGATCGATCAAAAGTTCAGCAATGGTGCCGATTGGCCGGGTGATCCCGTCCTCGGAGCCGATGGGGTGGCGGGGTGCACTTGCTCCGTCTCAATATCAGTCGACTAACCCGGAAAGGGAAAACATCGTGAAGATGAAAGACGCCCAGATTCGGGTGAAAGCTGGTCCCGAGGACGGCCTGAAAGAAGGACAGTTCGAGGCTTACGCCTCGGTGTTCGGCAACAAGGACTCCTATGGCGATGTAGTAATGCCTGGGGCTTTCGCTGACACCCTGACTGGATGGAAGGACAGCGGCAATCTCCTGCCGCTGCTGTTCGGTCACAACATGTCCGACCCGGACTACAACATCGGCCACGTGGAAGATGCCAAAGAGGACGACCACGGACTCTTGACTTTGAACCAGCTCGACTTGGAGTCGCCCAAGGCGGCTCAGGTCTACCGGCTGATCAAGGGTCGGCGCATCAACCAAATGTCCTTCGCGTACGACGTACAAGAGGGCGGCTGGGCCGAGCGCCTCAAAAACCCGGATGATGAATCAGCCGGAACCGAAGAATACTTCGAGCTTCGTAAGCTCAAGCTTTACGAAGTCTCGGTGGTCCCGATTGGGGCCAATCAGGAGACCGAAATTACGGCAGTCAAGGCAGCTGCCCTCGCCGAGCAACAGCTTCGTGAGGGTACCCTGTCACCCGCTGCTTTCGACCAGCTCCTGAAAACATACCACTCCATCGGCAACCTGCTGATGGGTGGAGCACGCTCTCTGGAAGCGGCCAGCGAAAAGGGCCAGGGCAAGACCGAGGAGCCTTCACCGGCCAAGGTCGAGGACCCCCGTCCGAAATCGTCCGCCAGCTCTCGGAGCCTCGCGGCAGAACTCCAACTCCTCTCTCTGGAAGGTTAATCCATTATGGATATCAAGGCAAAGCGCGCCGCAGCTCTGAAAGCGGCACGGGAACTTCACGCCAAGGCAGGTGCGGAATCCCGCGACCTGACCTCTGAGGAAGAGACCCAAATCTCTGACCTCATTGAAGAGGTCAAGGGCTACGACGCCAAGATCGCTGCTGGCGAGCGTGGCAAGGGCCTGCTCGACCAGATCGGCGCACTCGGTGCCGAGGCCAAGGACGGCGACCGTCGCGAAGATGGTCTCCAGAAGGCCGCAGCAACCCTGGGCGACCACTTCGCCGCGACCGCCTACAAGTCGGTCAAGGAGAACCTCGGCGTCAAGGGCTTCTCCGCTGCAACTCCCGAGTGGGAAGGCCCCTCCAAGGCCGCTGGTGACACGCATCAGGTAGGGTCGGTATTCCAGACCCCCGTCCTGACCACGTTTGACCAGACCATCGTTCAGGCTCCTCGGCCTGAACTGATCCTGGCCGACCTGCTCGGCTCCGGTACCCTGGCTGGAACGGCCATTGCGTACTTCATCGAGCAGGGACCCGTACAGGGTGCCTTCACGACCGTCGCGGAAGGTGCGGGAAAGCCGCAGCTCCACATCCCGGACCCGATCTTGGCCTCCGACGCGATCCGCAAGATTGCCGGTTACATCAAGTTCTCGGACGAGATGATGGAAGACCTGCCGTTCGTGGTCTCCGAAATCAACACCCGTCTCCTCTACGAACTGGCCAAGTTCGAAGAGCAGCAGCTGATCTACGGTGACGGCACCGGCACCAACGTCCTCGGCCTGCTGAACCGCTCCGGCATTCAGCTCGGCGCTCGCCTCTCCGGCGAGGGTGTGGCGGACGCAATCTTCCGCCAGATCACCGCCGTACAGACCGCCTCCGGTCTGGCCGCTGACTCGCTGGTGATGCACCCGCTCGACTACCAGTCCTTGCGCCTCCAGAAGGACGCCAACGACCAGTACCTCGGCGGTGGCTTCTTCCAGGGCCAGTACGGCAACGGCGCGGTCATGGTCAACCCTCCGGTCTGGGGCCTGCGCACGCTGGTCACCCCGTCCGTGGCCCAGGGTACGGCAATCGTGGGTGCACTCAAGCAGTCCACCACGGTCTACCGCAAGGGCGGCGTCCGCGTCGAGTCCACCAACTCGCACTCCACGGACTTCACCGACAACAAGATCACCGTCCGCGCTGAGGAGCGCGTCGGCCTTGCTGTCCGTCGCCCGTCCGCGATCGTCAAGCTGAACCTCGCTCCCGTAGCGTAGTTCAATCGGGCAGGGGTCCTAGTGGCCCCTGCCCCACCCAAACTTTAACTCCTTAGGAAAGGATCAGCTCATGGCTGGCAAGCTCCACACGTACGAAGTCAAGATCAACGGCATCAAGCACCGCATCCAGGCAACTGAGGAATACGCGGCCAGCTTGGGCGAGGGCAACGCCAAGTTGCTCACCGCCAAGGAAGCTGAGAAGCCGCTGGAAGTCCAGACGGCAGAAGCCGCAGCTCCCGCCAACAAGTAGACGAAAGGGGTGGCCGTCTTGGTCGCTATCGCTGAAATACCCGACTTCGCGACCCCGGCTCAGTTGGAAGATTTCACCAAGGGTGCAATCCTCTCGACTGATCCTCGCGCAGCCGACGCAATTAAGGCGGTCACCCAGTCTATCCGGCGCGAGGCCGGGTGGCACATCGGGCCAGCCGTCGAGGGCCATTCCGTGACCTTGGATGGTCCGGGTGGCCCCACGCTCGTCCTGCCTACTCAGAAGCTCCAGGAACTGGTCTCCGTGACCGAGCTTGGGGTCTCTCTGGACGTGGATGCCCTGGATTGGTCCGAGATTGGACTCGTCCAGCGCACCGACTACTGCTCGTGGACCAACCGCTACCGTAAGATCGTAGTGGTCATGGACCACGGGTTCGACGAACTCGCCCAGCTCCAGTTCCTCACCTGCTCTTTGGTGGCGAGGGGCTTGGCTTCCCCGATGGGGGCCACACGGGAGCAGGCAGGTGCAATGTCGATCAACTGGGGCACGGTCCAGCAAGGCGTATCGGGCGGGATGATCCCGACCGACTACGAGCGCGAGGTCATGAACTCCTACAAGTTGGTGGTCTGATGCTTCCAATCTCGTTCGCTCGTCAAACCCTGGTGCGGCTCCGGCCCACAGTCATTGACGACCACGGAAACAAGACATTCGACTACTCCAACCCTTCCGAGTCTGACCTGAAAGGCTGCATCGTCCAGCCGCTGGCCTCCTCCGAGGTTTCGGCCAACCGAGACGCCACCTTCACCCAGTACCAAGTACAGGCCCCGACCTCCCATGATATTCGGGATTCGGACCACTTCCGGTACGCCGGGAAGGAATACCAGCTCAACGGCGAGGTACAGGTCCAGCCCAGCCCGTCCGGGACGATGGACCACCTGACGTTCGTAATCAACCGCTGGGAGGGATAATGGCTGAGGAAGTCAAGGTGGTTCTCAACGACGCCGGGATCAAGGCCCTACTCAACAGTCCCGAGGTCCAAGCCCACCTGCTGGAATCGGCCCAGCGCATGGCCCATGCAGCCGAAGCGCGGACCGGGCCTGATGCAATTTTTGTGGCCTCGGTCCAGCCCGGGCGCAGCAGGGCCAGGGCCTCAGTGATCACGGCCAGCCACGCAGCCCGGGTTGCCGAAGCACAGGACCGGGCGCTCACCAGCTCCATCGACGCACTAAGGAGCTGATGTGGTCGAGGTAATCATCTTTGGCGACTCCGAGGATATCCTCCGGGTCGCCGTCCAGCGTGATCTGCTCAGGATCGACGGCAAGAGCTGGCCGGTAGGGACCAAGGTCCCGAACCCCAGGCCCTCCGAGTTCGTGATCATCCGGCGCGTGGGTGGCGTTCAGCGCGACCTCGTAACGGACGAGCCAACAATCTTGGTGGAGGTATGGGCCGCTACCGAGACACGCGCAGCCCGGGTGGCGCAAATCATCCGGGGCCTGCTCCACTCGTACTCCGAAATCAACGGGTACTCAATTCTCGGGTGTGACGAGATTTCTGGTCCCGTCAATCTCCCGGATGGTCTGTCCGCGCAAGTGAGATATACCGCCACATACGTTGTAGCGATCCGCTCCAACGAGACCGTTTCCACCTGAAAGAAGGAACAATGACTACCAAAGTCGCTAACGTCTTCACTGGTGCGCCGGATCAGCTCGTTACGGGCGCGATCCTCCGTTCCCCTGTCGGCACCGCGCTCCCGTCCTCCATCGCATCTACCCTGGACCCGGCCTACACCGACTCCGGGTACATCGGTCCGGACGGCTTGAAGCTCACTCCGAACACCAAGCTGTCCGATATCAAGGACTGGAGCGGAACCACCATCCGCAAGGTTCTTGAAGAGTTCGCCGCCGAACTGGCGTGGCAGCACTTGGAGCTGTCCACCGAAGCCCTTCGGGCGTACTTCGGTGACGCCAACGTAGCGGTCATGGCCTCTCAGGCGTTCCTGAACGCTCCGGTCCTCACGAAGGGTGCCACAGCCACCACGGGCGGTACCCTTCCGATCGGTACGTTCTACTGGCGGATCACGGCGATCAACGCCAACGGTGAGACCCTGGGGTCCAACGAAATCACCACAACCACCACAACCGCCACTTCGACTCAGGTAATGACCTGGGCTGCTGTGGCCGGTGCGACTGGCTACAAGGTCTACCGTGGCACCTTCTCCGGTGGACAGGACAAGCTGATCACCACGCTCGGCGCGGTGACCACCTACACCGATACCGGTGCGGCTGGCACGGCTGGCGCGGTCCCGACCACGAACACGACCGGCAACGGTCTGATGCACAAGGTCCAGCTCAACGGCCAGGATATGCCCGTCAACACTTGGGTGTTCCGCATCAAGGACGGCCCGCGCAAGATTCAGATCGTGGTCCCGCTGGGACAGGTCACCGAGCGCGGCGAAATCTCCTTCACCCAGAAGGACGCAGTACAGCTTCCGGTCAAGCTCACCACTTACCCGGACGCTCTCGGCAATAACGTCTACATCTACACGGATACTGGCGTTTACACCGCGTAACAAAACTCGCTGGGGCAGGTACCGGGATCGCCTGCCCCAGCGGTTCCACCCAATGATCCCGATTGTAAGAATCCCGAACCCAGAAGGAATGATCCCAAATCATGACCACTAACCACGAATTTTCCGAGTCCGAACTCGCAGAACTTCGCCGCATCCAGGCCGAGCAGGCCGAAGCGAAGGTCGAGCAGCCGATCAGTGAGGTACTTGACAACGTACCTGCGGTCTACCGGGTCCCGGCCTCCAAGGCCAGCCTCCACCAGAACCAGTTCCGCTTCCAGCTTCCCGGCGAGGACCACATCAGGTCGATCCCGAAGCTCAAGTACCTCAAGCCGAGCATCGCAATCAAGGTTGAGGGCATGCCCGTCCAGCAGGCGCTCCAGCTCCTGTTCTCCCTGTACCAGCCCGGTTTGATCGACGAATTCGACGACATGGAGCAGTTGGAAGGCGTCATTAAGGCTTGGGCCGACGCGTCCGGAGTTTCGCTGGGGGAATCGAAGCCCTCCTCGGATTCCTAAGGGAGCACAGGGGGGCGATTGAATACACCCTCCTCCAGATGGGCAAACGCCTGGATTGGCTCGGCAGCGACGACCTCGACTGGCGCGAATTGTGGATGATCATTTCGCATACCAAGATGGGGTCGGCGCTGGCCGAGTCAATGCACGGCGAGCAGTCCCGCTGGAAGGTCACCGACTACCTGTTGGCTATGGTGGCCGACGCACTGCACGATGCCAACTGGCAGCGGGGTGGCGGTAAGGGTGCGCAGCCGGAGCGCATAAAGCGACCCGGCGTGAAAGACAAGAACACCCAATCATTCGGTTCTGAACCGATCAAAATCAGCGAATTTAACGACTGGTGGGCAGGAGACTAAATCACATGTCGGCAGTAGAGGTAGGGTCCGCGTATTTCTCGCTGCTGCCCTCAGTGAAAGGTCTCCAAGGCGCAATCGCTAAGGAAGTAAGCGGCGTTGACGGCAAAGCCGCTGGCGACCGCATCGGGCAGGGCATGGGGTCCGGAATCAGCGGGGCTTTGAAAGCCGTAGTTGGTCCGGCCCTGGCCCTGTTCGCCGCCGACAAGATCAAGACCTTCGCCTCCGAGTCGGTGGCGTCATTCTCCGAGCTGGAAGACAGCACGGCGGCTGCAGGGGTCGTGTTCGGCGACAGCATGAACATGATCATCGACCAGTCCAAGACGGCAGGCTCCACTCTGGGCCTGTCCTCGCAGCAGGTCATTAACGCGGCCAACACGTTCGGCACCTACGGTAAGGCCGCTGGTCTTACCGGTAACGATCTGGCCGGGTTCTCCACCAAACTTACTGGCCTTGCCGGTGACATGGCGTCCTTCAAGGGCACGTCCACCGAGCAGGCTATCGAAGCTGTAGGCGCAGCTCTCCGAGGCGAGACTGAACCAATCCGCGCTTACGGCGTGATGTTGGACGACGCCTCGCTCAAAGACGAGGCCATGCGCCAGGGTCTGATTTCCACGACCAAGGACGCACTCACCCCGCAGCAGAAGGTCTTGGCCGCTCAGGCTCTGATCTTCAAGCAGACTGCAGACGCACAGGGCGACTTCGCCCGGACCTCGACCTCCACGGCCAACGTAGCCAAGACCCTCTCCGCTGAGTCGGAGAACCTGTCGGCCAAGATCGGCGGCTTCTTGGCCCCTTCCTTCACCGCAGTGAGGCTCAAGGCCCTGGAAGGGGTCCGGGGCATTTCTGGGTTCTTGGATAGGGTCTCCGAGGCCAAGGAAGTGGCATCGAACGGCGGCACCAACGTCGCAATCATGCAGTCGCTGTTCGGGGTGGACTCCTCGCTGGTCCAGCCGCTGGCAGAAGCGACGGGTGTGGCCCGGGCTTTCTTCGGCGGACTCAAGAGCGACGGCGATATCACGTCGGACGGGTTGGCAGGCAAGTTCGAAGAGGCCGGGTTCCGGATCGGGCAGGTCTGGCAGGACGCCCAAGGCTCCGGACGGGCCTTCTTTACCACCCTGATCAGCGGTGGCGATGAAGTAACCTCCTCCGGTATCGCTGGCTTCTTTGAGGGTCTTGGGATCGTAATCCACGACTCGCTCGGGACCGCCGTCGCGACCATCGGACCGGTATTCACGAACCTCTTTGGGACCCTGGGTCCCGTACTGGGTGCGCTGATTCCTCAGGTCCTCCAGTTGTTCACGACGTTCTCACCACTGGGGATGATCTTCCAAGCCCTGATGCCCGTGCTGCCTGCGCTGGCTGGGGCCTTGGGGTCCCTGGGTGCGGCGGTGGGAACCTCGCTCGGAGCGATCCTGACGGCAATCATGCCGACCCTGCAGCAGTTCGCTACCATGCTGGTTACCCAGCTCGGCTCGCTCTTCGTGGCATTGGCTCCGGTCCTGATTTCGCTGTTCGGGCAGCTTGGCAGCTTCTTCACGATGATCGCTCCGATCGTATCGCAGCTCGTAACTGTGGTAGTCCAACTGGTCGGGTCGCTGCTGACGGCGCTCATGCCGGTGATTATGCAGCTCGTGACGGCAGTAATGCCGATGGTAGTTACGATCTTCGGGGTCGTGCTCCAAGCGATCGCACCTTTGATCGCGATGATCGCTGACCTGCTGGTCCCGATCATCCAGGCACTGATGCCGGTCGTAATCACGGTGTTTACCGCAATAGCGGATATCATCACCAACGTGATGCAGATCATCATGGGCATCATACAGGTGGTCACCGGGATCATCTCGGGAAACTGGGCGCAGGTCTGGTCCGGTATCTTGAACATCGTATCGGGCATCTTCGGCACGATCATGGCCGTAATCTCCGGCGTGCTCTCCACGATCATCTCAATCGTGGGCAGCGGCCTGAACGCGGTATTCGGGTTCTTCTCCTCGGTGTTCTCCGGAATCGTCAATTATGTCACTACCTCGTTTAACTCGATCGTCAACGGCGCATCGGGCATGCTGGGCGACTTGATTGGCTTCTTCGGTGGACTCCTGGGTAAGATCACTGGAGCGTTGGGCAACGTCGGATCGGCGCTGTTCAACATCGGTCGCGATATCATCCAGGGTCTGATCAACGGTATCGGGTCCATGATGGGAGCGATCGGTAACGCGATCGTCTCGCTCGTCCCCGGTCCCATCGTCGGAGTGTTCAAGGACCTCCTCGGAATCCATTCCCCGTCGCGGGTGTTCTTCGGTTTTGGTGTCAACACCGTGGAAGGCTACATCAACGGTCTGGACTCCATGAAGGATTCCTTGGCAGGGTCGGTGGCGGGTATGGTCTCCATCCCTGAAATCCCGACCTTCTCGCAGCTCGACAGCTACGGGCGGGCAGGGTACGATGTGGCCCTGGGCGAATACGCGGGAGTCCGCAACGGGCCGCTCGTGGAGCAGCACGTTTACCCATCAGAGAAAATGAGCGAGGAAAACCTCGCTTCCATCTCGGCAGGAAAGATTGTAGGTGCTCTTCCGTGACGGATAACATGCTAGTCGCTCCGACCTCCGCTAGCCTGGAGCTAACCACTGGTGACAACATTCAGTGGGGCGCTCCGGGCACGGGGTCCCAGCTCCTGATGAACAATATCAAGGGCTGGCATGGCTCCTCACCGATCCGACGTGATAAGTCGGATCGGTTGGGGGCGCACGGCACCCACTCCGAGCGGGGGTGGAAGGACGAGCGGCTGATCCAGCTCGACGGAGCCTACATCGGCACTTCGCCACTGGACGCCGAGATGAAAATCCAGGAACTGGCGGGACTGTTCGGCGACGGTACCGAGGGCAAATTCACAACGTACTCTGCCCTCGGTACCCGCTGGGCCAACGTCTACCTCACGGGAGACGGCTTCGATCCGGTCTGGACCGGACGGTCGCAGTTCAAGTTCACCATCTTCCTGCTGGCTCCGGACCCGAGGAAGTACGGCTCCTCGATCTGGTCCCCGGAGGTTGGAATCCCGACTGAGAGTGGTGGCCTCCGCTTCGATCTGTTCTCCGGACAGTGGAACCTCTCGCGGACCAACTTCGCCTCCAACGGCCTGCCCTCCAACACGGGTGGCGGCACGGAGCTTTACTCGACCAACCTCGTGGTAAACCCGGACTTCGAAACTGGGATCACTTCGTGGAGCCTCACCGGCTGCACGGCGGCGATTACCAGTTCGTTCTCCCAAATGACCAAATCTGGTACCAACATCCTGCAGGCCGCAGCGGACGGTACCCAGATCGTGCCCTCCGTGGCCGTCACGAGCGCCTCCTACCGGCCAGCAGTATCGCCGGGCCAGTGGGTGGGACTGGGCGCTTTCTTGGCCACGGAGAACTCCTACGAGGTCCGGGTCCAGATTAACTGGAGGGACGCTGCAGGCGCGACGATTTCGAATGTCGCGTCACCCTGGGTCGTGGGTTCGTTCTACACTGGAGCGAATCCCCAGATCGTGGCCCAAGCTCCGGCCCTTACGGTCTCGGCAGGCTACTACCTCCAGTGGCGTAACCCTGCAGACACCGTGTCCATGATGACCAGCGGTAAGCGGCTGTGGGCGGATGCAGTTTCACTATTCGTAGGTGCGACCCAGGGTGAAGTTCAGACCTGGCTCAACGAGCCGTTCTATTGCGGCTCGACCACGAATGACGACTTCATCTACTCGTGGGCCGGAACCGCCAACCTGTCCGCGTCCACGAAGTTCGCTCCGATCACCCCGACCGGCTGGAACTACCTGCCCGGAACAGGAGAAGTCGGGGATACCCTCTGGCGGTCCACGGTGGGTCCTGACGGACGCTCCGGAGTGGCTCGCCGCGCCGTGTACGTCCCCAAGGCGTCCGGGTCCACCGGCTGGCAGTACACCGAGTCCGGGCTGTCCGGGCTGACCAACGAGACGTGGACCGGGCAGATGGTGCTGAACTGCCCGAACACCCTGGCATCACGGCTCCGTATCAGCTTCTACATGGGCGCGACGTTGGTCAACCAGACCGACTCCGCTGTCCAGACGCTGACTGCCGGGGTGCCGACCACGGTAACTGTGGCGGGTACGGCCACGGGTGATTTCAATAAGGTGACGTTGTGGTTCTACCACACGACCGGCAACACTCCGGACGTGGGAAACTACGACGCCTCCCGGGCGCTGATCGAGAAAACCGAGGTTATCGCTCCGACTTGGTTCGATGGTGATACGCTGGACAACGGGTCCCACGACTACGGCTGGAACGGGACGCCTTACGCCAGTTCCGCTTACGACCTCACCCCGAGCATTCCGTCCACGGTCGGAGTCCTTGATTTTGGGGTGGCGGGAAGCTCCGGCACGGTCTCGCTGACGAACCCTGGGACGGCTGACACCGGCCCCAAGTTCACAATCACTGGGACCACGGTCCCCGGGTTCACTATCACCGAGCTGAACACAGGTCGAAGGCTGGTGTACACTGGAACCATCCGCACAGGGCAGACGCTGGTGATCGACACCGACGACGGCTCCGTGATGTTGGACGGGTACGCACCCCGAAACTTGGTCGTCTCCGAATGGGTGCGGCTGGGTCGAGGGGAAACCGGTTCATGGTTGTTCGAATCGCCCGGATCGAACAATGCCAAAATGAAAGTTGAGGTTAGGCCCGCGTGGTGGTAACAGAAGATTCGTTCCGAGTTTTCGTGGGTGAAGTCAAGACCGGCAAGGTTAATGCTACCTTGCCGGTCTCGGCGTTCAAGTGGGGTATGCGCCTCAATGCGGCGGGGCCAGTCTCCGCCACCGTCCGCGTAGCCTCCAAGGAGGCCCGAAAGCTGGACCTCCAAAACCTCACTCTCGCTACCAAACAATTCCTTGGTGTGGCCTACGGCGACACGATCTTGGAATGTGGTCCGATCTGGAAGCGCGGGTTCGACCCCAAGACCTATGAGCTGAACCTGCAGGCCCAGGGGCTTTGGTCGATCTTCGACAGGCGGAAGAACCTTCCCGGAGCAGCACTCCGGGCACCGGGTGACCCTCTGCGGATCGACCCCGTAAAGGCCAAGTTCACGGTGGCGAACAAGCACCTAGGCTCAATCGCCCGGGAGCTGGTGCGCCGGTCGATCCAGGATAACCCGTGGGGAGGCCAGTTGCCGATCAGTTTGCCCGCAGACCTCGCAGGGACTGCCACCCGGACCTTCTACGGGTACAACCTCGCGTGGATCGGGGATGAACTGCGGGAGCTGTCCGGTACCGAGAACGGACCGGACATGCGGTTCCGGCCTCGGTTCAAGGCGGACGACCCCTCGCTCGTCGAGTGGGCCTTCGAACACGGTACGAACCTGATGGGGCAGGCTGGCCCGGACTGGACTTGGGACGCCTCGGTTGAGAAGTCGCAGCTTGCGGACTACGGGGTGGACCAAGACGGCACGGAGCTGGCTTCCATGGCTTGGGCACCGGGTTCCGGGCAGGAAGAGGCCATGCGCCTCGCGGTGGCCCGGAATACCAAGCTCCTGAACGCCGGGTACCCGTGGACCGAGGTCGAGAACGGCTCCTCGCAGGAGGAGTCGCAGGCGGTTCTGCAGGCTCTTGCCAACCGGACCGCAGCGGACCATTCGCTGCCCTGGGATGCGTGGTCTATGATCGTCAAGGCCAACGCGAACCCCAAGCTCGGGCTGTACCTGCCGGGTGACTGGGCGCAGGCGATTACGCCGATGGATCACCCGATTTTGCCGCAGGGCAAGTCGGCGCGAGTCCGGATGCTGTCAATCGATGGTGACCACACGAACAACGTGTCGATTGCTGTCGCACCGATCCAAGGAGTCAACTAATGACCGCGATCCCGGAAGAGCTGCCACCGGTCCTTGAACCGGAGGTCGTATTCGACGGTATCCCTCGCCGGACCATCGAAACGGACCCGATCATCGAGCTTCGCAAGATGATCAACAAGATCGCCGCTGACGTTTCCAAGCTGTCCAAGAACTCCGACCTCCGCAACGCCTCGATTTCGGGTGGCGATGGGATGGTGGTCAAGGACTCCTCGGGAAACATCAGGCTCCGAATCTCGACTGCTGACGCGGCGATTATCGCCTATGCAGCGGACGGCACCGAGACGGCCCGGTATGGACTGCTGACGAACTCCGACCCTGGGCAGTACGGGCTGGAGGTCCTGAACGGCTCGACTTGGGTCCATATCGGGTCGCAGGTGGCGACGTGGGCCAACCTCTCCGGCAAGCCCTCGACGTTCGCTCCATCGGCCCACACCCACGCGGGGTCGGAAATCACGTCTGCAGTGGCGTCGGCAACCACGGCAGCTACCGCCACCCTCGCCGCGCAGGCGGACGGGTCGAGCTACGCGTTCAACAACAACGTGGCCGGGTCCACCTTCTATGCGGTCTGGGTCGGCAACGATGGTGGGTTCCACCTTGGGCGGAATACTTCATCGATCCGCTACAAGGAGAACATTCGGGACGCTCCGTCCGACGCCGATATCATGAAGCTCCGGCCCGTGGTCTACGACCGGAAGCCGCAATACCGGCCAGTCCTGTCGATCCTGGGCGAGCCTGCCGAGGGTCCCCAGTGGAAGTCCGAGGGGGCCAAGAACGAATTCGGTATGATCGCGGAGGAAGTGGCGGAGGTTTGGCCCGATGTAGTGACCTACTTCGAGGGCCAGATCGACGGCATCCGGTACGACCTGATCGGACCCCGGCTGATCCCCTACGTACAGCGCCTTGTTGATAAGACACAGCGACAGGGTAGAATGTTAGTAGATATGAACGACCGCCTAGACCAGCAGGGCCGACTGATTCAGGCCATGGCTGAAAAGCTGGCGGCACTCGCACCCGCGACGGAGGAGACAACGTGACGACCAAACGAGGGCTATTCGTCCCGGTCGCGAGCGGCAACGTAGGCACCACGCCTGCGGAGGCCCGACTCGCGCTTGGGGCAACCCTGATCGAGAATGCGCCTGGGGTCCCGCGCTCCGGGGTTCTGGAGACCGGAGACGCCACCCTCGTCTACGGCTCCGGCGCATCCATGACGTATTACATCGACCCTGCCCACTTCGTGATCCACCGGACCCAGGGTGAGGGCGCGTACGTATTCGCCAACGAGGGAATCCAGACCATCGCCGCTGCAGCGGCTCCGGGCACCAACTCCCGGATTGACCTGATTTGGGTGAAGCAGAACGACGTGGCCAAGGGCGACGCCAACAACCTCGCCGTCCCGGGCGTGACTACCGGTACGGCAGCGGCTGTCCCGACTGCGCCTTACGGCTCGGTCCCGGCTGGGGCAATGGTTCTGGCTGAGGCTACGGTCTCCGCTGGCAACACCCTGGCTTCCCAAGCCTCCTACACGCAGGTATTCAGCTACACCGCCACCCGAGGCAGCTTGATCAAGGTCCGGACCAAGGCGGACCGCGACACGATCACTAACCCGGTGGTCGGGCAGACCGTAATGCGGATGGACCGGAACAACCACGTCCAGCAGTGGAACGGCTCGGCTTGGAAGTACATCTCGACCCCGGAGCGGTATTACGCCGATCCGGCGACCTTCCTGACGACCTCCTCGACGGCGGACAAGGTGATCGGGATCGTTTCGGCGGCACCCACACGCAGCTACGCTACCGTGGTCCGTGTGAACGGCCGTCTGACGGTCTCCTCGGGCGCGATTGGCTCCGGCTCGCTGCAGCTCCGAACTTGCGTTTCCGCTGGTGTTGAGCTGGTGGACGACGCCCAGGCCAAGTCGTTTGTCTCGTTCGGCCCTCCCGGGTCCTACTGGCTCACCGGCAATATGGAGACCGACTGGATCGCAATCGGCGCGGGCGTCTCGCCTCGTGCCCGCATCTGGACCCGGGTATTTGCGGGGGCGGTGGCGCACGCAGCCTCCAACGACCGCAAACACAACCACCTGTGGTGCGAAGTGTTGCCCGCTGATGATTAAGGTCAACGGAGCACGCGGAGCGGTTCTGCTGGGGTTCGGCGGTATGTCGGCCATTTTTGGTCTGGCGTACCTGCCGACCCCAATCTCGATCATCCCTCCGATCCCGATGGGATTGGGTCTGCTCGACTCCTTAATTCCGCTGGGATACTGGGGTGGGCTTTGGTTCGTGATCGGGCTTTACTTGATCTACTCGGCCTTCCGGCAGGACCAGTCGCGGGCCATGGCGTTGTTCGCCGGAATGTGCGCGGTTTGGGGCCTGAGCTATACCTGGGCTTGGATTACTGGGATGGTCGAGGGCAACCCGACCTCCTCTCGCCTTTGGGTGGCGTCAACGGTCTACATGTCGTTCTTGGTGGCGTGTATCGGGATTTCGAGGTTGGTGAATGCTCCAGTCCAGCGAGTTCAGGAACTGATCGCTGAGATTGAAGAAGGGAACCACTGACATGACCGATTTCTCGGCACCGCTCTTTGATATCATCAAGACGGCAGTAACGGTGCTGGGGTCCGGGGCTGCAATGTGGCTGGTCGCGAAGCTGACTCGCAAGAGCCAGCAGGAGTCGAGCCAAATTACGCTGCTCACCAACCTGATCGACCAGTTGCAGGAGGAGCGGAACGCGGCGGTCCTCGCGGCCAAGCAGGTTCCACTCTGGCGGCGATACGCTCAGGGGCTAAGGGGCCAAGTTTACCGACTAACGGAGCAGGTCAACCGGCTGGGGGAAACCCCAGTCGAGGCGGCTCCTATCGAACCTACAGAAGGGCTGGAGCTGTGACTTATCAGCTGTTTGAGGGGCATACGTCCCGCAACTTCACTCCGGGCGCTCAGGCCAACGCGGTCTGGGGCCAGGGTCCTCGCCGGGTCGAATCGATTACGATTCACTGGTGGGGCGACTACGGCCAGGAATTCTGGACCGTTGAAGGCTTCCTGTGCACGAACACCAAGCCGACCTCGGCGCACTTCGTGGTACAGGAGGGCCTCGTGTCCTGCATCGTCTCACCGGACGACGCAGCATGGCACGCGGGCAACCCGTACGGCAACACCACTTCCATCGGCATCGAGTGCCGACCGGAGGCCACGGACGGGGATTACCAGACCATCGCGGAGCTGGTGGCGTACCTGCGTTCCATCTACGGCGACGTACCGCTCGTGCACCACTACGAGTGGCAGTCCACGGCATGCCCTGGGACTTACGACCTCGCCCGCATCGACCGCCTCTCCCGAGGCGTCAACGTACCAACAATCAACGAAGGAGATTTGACCGTGGCAGAAGTAGATCGCGCTATCGCGTACGTAAAGGCTCTGGCCTCTGACGGCTGGACCGACGCTCAGGGCAAGAAGCACCCGGGCTTCATGTTCGTGATCGAGGAGAACCAGCGCCTGATCCAGGCCCTCCCGGCAGCAGTGGCCAAGGCAGTCTGGGACACCAACATCAACCGAGGCACCGCTGAGAAGCCGGTCTACGTCCGGGCACTGCAGGACCTCGCCAACAACGGCACCGACACTGCCCGTGTCATGGCCGATGTAAAGACGCTGATCGACCGGCCTGCCGGATCGGGTGGCGCAGTGGACACGGAGGCAGTAGCCCAGTCCGTGTTCGACAAGATCATCGCTTGGCTCAAGCGCTAACCTAGGAAAGGTCCCGACATGGTATTCAATTTCGACCCCTGGAGCTTGCTCCAGCTCCTAGTCAGTGCGGTTTTGCCGCTGCTGGTCGGGCTGGTCACCACCCGCATGACGGCCAGTAACAAGAAGTCCATCCTCCTGCTGGGCCTGTCCATCGTGACTTCGGCCCTCACGGAGCTGCTTTCTTGGTACCTCGGAGGACACAACACACCCTTCGACGTCTTCCAGTGGCTGGTAATGGCTCTGCTGTCCTTCGTGGTCGGCGTGGGCCTTCACATGGGCCTCTACAAGACCCCGGGTGCCGATGGTACTTCCATCGCTTCCCGTCTGGCCGACAAGGGCATCACTGTTGACGAACCTGCACTGCCCGAGTTTGGCGCGGCCTTCAATGCCGCTTTCGGGTCCATGAATGACGCTACCGCCACACTCGCTCCGAATGTGGGCCTGCCCGAGAGCAAACTGCACTTGGAGGCTCCAGCGGGCGATCTGGCGGCATTCGTCAACGCACCAGCAGAGGTTGGCCCGAAGCATAAAGCGTAATCAGCTTGCGTCGTGCGCAAGACCTAGGGTAGACTAGGTTTCGGTACACGGCGTGCTGGCGGTCCTCCTAGGGACTGGCCCCAGGATCAAAAGTCCTGGGGCCTTTCTCTTGGACTGCTACTTGACAGATAGGAAAGAGCTTCATGATGAAGAGCGAGAAGGCAGAGCAATACTTTACCGAGGACGGCAAGGTCAACCTGCAGTTGACCAACGTCGCCGTGGCGGAGAAGCTCAACATCGACCATTCGACCGTGAGCCGGATTCGCTCCGGCCAGCGGTACCCGTCCCGCGAGCTAATGCGCCGGATCGAGGGTATATTCGACTGGAAGGTAGTCCACCAGCTTGAACTGCTGCCCGACAAGGGACGGAACCTCCGCTACGCCCAGGAATTCGAAAAGAAAATCCTCAAGCGCGATGGTGCCAAAGCGCGTGGCTGAATTCAGCTACTACACCAAGCTAGCGCTTGAGCTGTCTCGGGAGGACTGCGGGCGCGTCGTGTCGATCGGCAATGGCGAATGGACCATTGTCGGCATTCTACATCGGGTCGATCATTTCGATGCCGTGAACCTGACGGACGGATACAACTGGGGTGGCGGAGGTACGCGGGAGATTCACTGCACGGTCACCGTTGGACCTTTCCGGGGCGAGATTGATCCCAGGGCCACAGTGACTGTGGAAGTCCCGTCGCTGCCAGCCGGTGACTCGGGAGACGTGATCAAGGGAGAGATTCTTGCCTAAGCCGCCACTGCTACAGCACCAACAGGAGGGTATCGAATGGATCAGGACCGTGAAAAGGGGCCTCTTAGGCGACGAGCCTGGCCTGGGCAAATCTCGGCAGGCAATCGAGGCGTTCGATGGACCAAACAACCGAAACGCGATCATCGCTCCGGCGATGGTGATCAACGGCGGCACATGGCGGGACCAACTGGCCCAGTGGTCCGAGTATCCGGAGAACTGGACTGTTATTCCGTATTCGGGAATGAACCTCCGAGAGAAAACGGCCAAAGGAGGATTGAAACCTACATCAAAACTGGTCCCGGAGCTTACCGGGTCGTTTCACGCCTTGGTAGTGGACGAGAGTCACTACACGAAAGGACGCAACACGTATTGGACGAAATCAGTCGAGAAACTCGCGAAGAACTGCGAGTACGTCCTCGAAATGACCGGAACCCCGATCCCGAACTGGGCGCACGAGATGTTCACCCTGCTTCGGGTGATGTTCCCAGAGAAGGCCAAACCGGGTGGCCAATTGGGGTCGTACTGGAGATGGGTGGAGACGTGGTTCGACGTCGAGATTTCGAGGCACCGGGAGCACGAGAGGATCATCGGCAAACTTCTGGCCTGTCGAGCCGCCTGCTACTCCCTCCCACCGAACCAGCCGTGCGAACACTACTCGACATTCATGAGCGAGAATCTCGGGCCGCATTTCTTGCGGAGGCTGAGGGACGACTGCCTAGATTTGCCTCCGGTGACGAATCAGGAAATCCTGGTTCCCATGGATGGTCCGCAGAAGAAACACTACCGGGAGATGAAGAAGCATTTCATGACCGAGGTAGACGACAAGGAGATTTTGTCGTGGTCAACCGGGGCGAGGCATGTGGCCCTAGATCGGATTTCAGTCTCTCCGTGGCTATTGAATCCGACTGGCGAACCCCGAGGGGGAAAGTTCGAGCAGTTGAGATTCGACCTCGCCGGGAGGGCAAGACCTACGCTGGTCTTAGCGCACTATCGGGATGTTGTGGACGCGTGTGCGGCTGTGGCAAGATCGACGGGGGCTACCGCTGCTACTGTACACGGTGGGAACTCCAAGACGGCCAATGGCACTGCTGTGCAGAACTTCAAGGATGGCCAATTGGACGTGTTGGTAGGATCCCTGGAGATGGTGTCCGAGGGACTGCAGCTTACGGTGGCGGATATGGCGATCTTTGTAGAGACGTCCTACAAGCCGTATCGGAACGAGCAGGCTCGGCAGCGCGTCCACCGGCTCGGGCAGACTCGCCCGGTGACTATCAAGGAGTATATAACTCCGGATACCGTCGATGCGAAGAAGCGGGTGCTGCTGGCGGAGAAAACGACCGACCAAATTCGTTTCATGTCGGCGGGCGATTTCAAGAAACTCCTCTGAACCCGCAAATCGGCTGGCTTGACAGGCTGGCAAAGTATATGGTTGACTAGAGTCTATGGGCGGGGCCTGCACGAGGCCCCGCCAACGACCACAAGGAGCCAACCAGTGAGCGTAAATTACCAGCCCGCACGGACCACCCGCGAACTTAAACTGACCACGGCCAGCGGAGAGCCGGTCGTGATCCCCGCGAACACCGACCTTATGGCCTCCTATTCGGTGGCGCAGAAGTCGATGGTCCTGATCAAGTACAACGGCGTACACTACGTGGACGCTAACGCGGTGCGGTTCCTCTAATGGCCCGAGGGACCTATGGATTCTTCGAACGTCTGGATAAATGCGACGTCTGCGGGACCCCCAAGGACCAGCACCGCAAGGACCAGAAGCTGAGGCCAGGGAAGTTCCCCTGCCTCCACGGAGGGAGCCACAAATTCAGTGTTTGGGTTCCCGACGAGGCCGAGGACCGGGACTGCCGATCCTGCAACCCGGAATTCACCGGCCACTACCGCCACACCTGCAAAGATCAACTAGTCTAGGAGCTGCAATGACCGCCACCGATACCGCCACCAAGGAACAGAACCCGAACGATCCCCGCGTATTCCCGACCCGGCAGGGCCAGCACTCCTGCGGACACTGTATGGTTGGGCACCACGACTGCTGCCCGGGAGGAGTCCGGAACGGCAACGGACAGGTGATCCTGTGCGGCTGCAAGCAGGAGGGCTGCAACGCCGGGAAACCCCGCTGCACCGAGTGCCACAACCGCGAGGCCAACGAGATTGGCCCGAACTGGAAATGCCTGGACCGGCAGGACTGCGAAGCCGAGCAGGAGCGCAGACTGGCCGCGAACCCCACGATCCAGTGGATCAGGAGCGAGACCCAGAAAAAGGCCGTCGTGGCCTCGGAGGACTCCGGAGCGGTCGAAGGACCCCCGGCCCGTACGAGGGTCTCCCGTGCGGCACGGAAGCCTGCCGAGCCTACTCTCTGCACCTGCGGGTGCGAGGGGCTGACCAAGGGTGGGAAGTTCCTGCCTGGGCACGACAGCAAGTACCTCAACCAGCTAGTAGAGGCTGCAGAGCGCGGGGGCCGTCACGCCGACGAAGCCGCACTCCGGGCCGACGCAATCAGCGAAGCTTTCGGAGCCAAGTTCCGCAAGCGTGCTGGCATCAAATAGATAGGAAATCATGGAACGCCGATACATCGCACCCCGCATGTCCTCCAAGGATTACGTACGCAAGGGAGGGGCTAAATCCATCCGCTTCACTGCGGACTACTGGGCGGAACTCCGGAGGCGCAAGGAGGCCCAGCGTCTGGAGCTGCTGAACCGGGCCGTGACGAACCACATCAGGTTCATCGGGGAGGACGGGCAGGCCCCGCACTACGTGTTCTTCGGTGGCGCTCACGAGGCCCGCCTCTGGACCGACGAGTTCCGGCGTCGGCTGGATGCCCTGGGGTACTCCTTCGATCCCCGGAAGCACCTGTCCATGGCCCGTCCGTCCCGGCTCCGGGGAATCTCCCGCCGTATGGTGGCGGTCTGGGCCTACGACCCCATGCCAGTATCCGACCGGGAGTACCGGGCCGAAATCGAGGCGCTGTACTTCATCGAGGAGCGGAACCGCATCCTGGGTTTCGAGCCTGAGCTGGTTGGGGTGAAGGGGGCTGTTTCACGTGAAACTGCCAGTGTTTAGGGACGAGGCATATGGCCGGATGATTCTGGCCGTGGACCCCGGGGACGAACACGTGGGCGTGGCTTGGCTGGACCGGGAGGAGAAAGGCTGGGCGGTCGTATTCGTGACCGAAATGACCCCGGACGAGTTCCTCGATTACATACTGCCTGCGCTGCAGTCGGGTCTGTTTAGGTACTTCGTACTGGAGTCGTTTAGCCTGTACGCCGACAAGCTCAAAGAGCAGGTGGGGTCGGAGATGTTGACCTCACAGATGATCGGTGCGGCCAAGTTCGCGGTGAAGATCGCGAATGAATCCAGCCACTTCAACCCGCAGATGCAGTACGAGGTCCAGCTCTTCATGCAACAGCCAGCGGCCAAGGCCCCGGCGTTCGCGATTCTGGAGCGCAAGAAATACAAGTTCACGGCCAAGCGGCTCAAGGTCCCTGGGCAGCACGTCATGGACGCGGAGGTCCACGGGATCAAGTTCGTTATGGATACGCTCGGGGAGAAGATGATACGTAACCCGGAGCTTTGGGACGAGGCCCCACTTGACAGCTAGGCAAGGGGCATGGTTTACTAGTGTTTTAGCCACCCCGAATTAGGAGCCGAAATGACGAAGATCGCAGACCTCACCAAGGGCAAGACCCTCGTGAACCGCTCTGGCCGCGAGTTCACTATCCTGAGCAAGAAGTTCCAGGATGCGGGAACCTACCTCCGGACCCCCGAGGACCCGAACTACCTCGCGATGGTCCGTCCCGCCGAGGGAGGCCGAGCCTTCGACCTCTTCGTCAGCCAGTCCAACCTCGACGAGGGCGACTACCGCCTCAAGTAAGCCCAACCCGGGAGGGGTCGAAAGGCCCCTCCCACCCCAAACTTTGAAGGAGCCAAAATGTTCAAGCTGATCGGCGAAAACACCCTCACCGGAAACACCTGGGTTTGCCAAGACGAAATCGCCACCCGCGAAGAGGCCGACGAACTCCGCGCCGGGTACAAGCGCCTCGAATCCGACTACAAGATCGACTACTTCGTAGAGGAGTCCAAGTAATGTACAAGGTAGCGTACATCGGCGGCGGCAAGTGGGAGGTCCGCAACGAGGCGGGCGAGCTGGTCGGCGTCCTCCGGCAGGGCATCACCCAGGCATGGACGGCCCGGACCGCGAACGGCGAACTCCGGCTGATTAAGACCTTCCGCGAGTACGGCGGAACGGCCAACCCGTGGGAGATTGCGAATGAGCTGGTGATCTGGTAGTGCCGAAGATCAACCGCCGACCGCAGATCACGGAAAAGGCCGAGGGGACGGAGAAGATTTCGTCCCTGCACCGCCTGAACTGGCTGGAGGCAGCGTCCAACAACGCGGTAGGGTTCGCCAGCAAGTACAAGGACGAACCCTACAAGCTGCAGGCGACAATCGAACTCCGAGACGTGGCCTACCTGCTGCTCCAGATAATGCACACGGACGAGGGCCTCGGGGCGCAGCGCCTCGGGGGCGCGTTCGTGAAAGCCAGGGCCGAGCAGCTCCGGAAGCAAGAGGCCCGAAACCCGGTGGAGCGCCCGAACCGGCACGACTGGACGCCCACTAACACCGAATCCGAACCACCATTCTAGGAGGAATGAAATGACGACCACCGTCGATGTACAGTACCGGGAGAACGGCCACCACAGCCGCTCCTACGCCTTCAAGACCCAGCTCGCGCTCCAGCCCGAGGACCTCGTGCTCGTAAAGGACCGGAGCGGCATCCACCTTGCCGTGGTTACCGCGTTTCCCTCCGAGAACCCGTCCAAGGCCAGCGCCTGGGCTTTCCAGCGCGTGGATATGGAGGCGATCGAGCGGGCCGAACGCCGGGACAAGGTGCTCGACCAGATCAAGGCCAAGGTGGCGGAGCGCCAGACCCTGGACCTCGCCTACCAGTTGGCCGAGCAGGACCCCGAAATGATGAAACTGATTCAGGAGTTGGACAAATGAGCACCCACTACACCGCACGAGTTGATATCGTCAAGGTCACCAAGACCACAGTCAATAACCGGGACCGCGACACTACCCGGGACAAGGAAGAGATCATGAACATCACCCTCCGGGACGAGACCCTCCGGGGTCTGGTCAACAAGGTGACCGCGATCCTCGAAGTCAACGTGCCGACCCCGGCCATGGTAGCTGAGCGGGAGGGAGAATGACCCGGGTCTGGCAGTTGATGGGGTTGGCCGTCGTGGCTGTGGCGGGTCTGCTGGTCGGAGTGCTGGTACCCAGTATCCCGGACTCGCTGATCCTGGTCCTGTATTTGGTGGCGTTCTTCGCGATCCTCATGGCCTACAGCAAGTGGAAGGACCTCCAGAGGGAGCGGGAGCAGTCCCAGATGAGCAGCGAGGCCGAATTCCACCGGCTGTACACGCGCTACACCGTGGCCCGGCAGCGGGCCTACATCGAGTTCCTGGATTCCACTGATGGACACGCGGGCGAGCGGTTCCACTTCCCCAACTTCGCAGAATGGAGAGAAGATCGTGCCGAAACTAACTAAGGAGCAGATTGCAATCACAGTTATCGAGAACGCAAACCCCAAGGACTGGGGCTGGATCGCGGGCCAGCTCGTGGGGGCCAGTTTGGCTCACAACTTGGGACTCAAAGTCCACGACATTGTTGCCAAGCTCAAGACCCAGAAGAAGGCTAACTGATGCCACAGATTCAGATCGTAAGCTACTCGGAGCTGGACACCTTCCGGCAGTGCAACCTCAAGCACCTGCTCGCCTATAAGCAGCGCTGGACCAAGGAAAAGGGCGAGGACTCCGCGCTCGGCAAGGGTTCCATGTGGCATGCCGTGATGGAGGCGCACCACCTAACTCTGATGCAGGCGCAAAAGGACGCGAACTACCGGACACCCTCACCGGGCGACCAGCGGGCGATCCTGGCCAAGTGCCGTGAGGCGATCCGGCCTCACATCATGGACGAGCAGGGCAACCAGACCCCAACCCAGGCCCTGATCGAATGGATGTATGACGGGTACGTCGAGTTCCACGGGATCGACGACGAGTGGATCACGGTCGGGGTGGAGCTGCCCGCACAGGTCCCGCTGCCTTGGCCGGATGGACGGCCCAGTCACTACCATCTGAAACTCAAGATGGACCGGTTGGTCCGCTCCAAGCGTGACGGCCAAATCTGGATCGAGGACCACAAGTCCGGAGCCAACAAGCCCAGCCAGTTCGAACTCCAGCTCGACGACCAATTCGGCCTCTACACTTGGGCGGTCCAGCAGCTTGGGCAGAAGGTCATGGGTTCGATGCACACCTATTGCCGCACGACCCAGAACACCGGGGACCGTCCGGAGGAGACCTGGCCTAAGGGCAAGAAATACAAGCCGCAGACATTGGAGGAGCGGAACGAGCGGTTCTACCTGAACCGGTCCGACCGGGAGCTGAAAGCCCTGGCCGACGACGCGTTCGCCGCTGCCCGCAACGCCTACCCGCCCAAGGGCATGCAGCTTCCGCTCTATTCAGCACCGGACGTCCGGAACTGCGGCTGGAAGTGCGACTTCAAAGAGGCTCACCTGATGTTGCGTGAGGGCCTGTCCATTGACCACGTGATGAAGGCCGAGGGCTTCCATCAGGATTTCACGAGGCACTAAATGACTACGACCCCAGACGAGAACGACCCGGCCTACGAGCGCTTCATGAACTCATTCAGGCCCGAATCCATTCGGGAGGGCGACGAGCAGGCCACGGAGGACCTCGGACCCAGGCCCGAGGATTTCGAGGCCCCACCGCCGTTCCAAGTACGGGAGAGCCATGCGGAGGCCCGCGTCGTGGGGCAGCGGGCCGGGGATTATCTGCGGGAGTTCATGGCCAACGGGTTCACCCGTCAAGAGGCCCTGAGCTTCGTTGCCCAGATGCTCCCGCACTACCCCCACTAAACCCGGCTTGACACCCTGCCAAGCCTAGTGATTAGATAGTACAGCACCACCCGACCAGACGGGAGCCGATCTGGAATGAAAACACACGAAAGAGGACGAATTGCCACGCGCAACAGCCGCCAAAAAGAATGACAAGATCGCTGAGGCGATCGCCCAGACCAGCATCGATGATGTGGTCAAGGCCGCACCGGTCGAGGACGAGCGACTGGACACCCTGTTCGCTCCAATCGACGAAGTAGACGACACCTACAACTTCTGCTTCTACGGGCTGGAGGGGTCGGGCAAGACCACAGCCATTGCGACCGCTGCGGACATTGCTCCTGAGGGCAGCAAGATTCTGATTATCAACGCCGAGGGTGGCGTGAAGAAGAAGGCCCTCGAACGTCGCGGGATCGATACCTCCAAGATCGTCCTGTGGCCAAACCCCAAGACCGGCCAGAAGGTCACCCGCAAGGGACTGGAGAAGTTGTACCAAGTCCTCGCCTCCGACCTCGCCAAGGACCCGAACTCGTGGTTCCTGATCGGCTGGGACTCCATCACCGAAGTCCACGCCAAGATCGTGTCGGACGTGGCGAATGCCCGCATCCAGAAGGCCAGGGATCGGGACGTGGAAATCTCCGAGACCGACGAGTTCTTCACGGACCGGGACGACTACGGCGTAATGTCGAAGATGGTCAACGACCTTCTCCGCAAGTTCCGGGACCTTCCGGTTCACTACGTGGTCACCGCACTGGAGCGCAGGGACGTGGACGAAAAGACCTCCAAGGTCTCATACGGTCCCGCAGTCACCCCGGCTCTGCAGACTTCACTCCTGGGCTACACGGACGTGAACCTGTACTTCAAGGCTGAGGACGAGGACGGCCCCTACCGGGCACTGGCCAAGGGTGTTGGAACATTCCGCACCAAGGACCGCATGGGCGGCATGCCGAAGGTAATCGCCCAGCCCAATATGGAGCGAATCCTGGGTTACATCAACGGCGATATCGTTGAGGCCGAGGACGACCTGCAAAAGACCCTCCCGGCGATCAAGGAGCGCAAGCCCAAGCCCACCGGGAAAATCCGCAAGACGGCAGCGGAGAAGAAGGCCGAGGAGGCAGAAGCAGCGTCCGAGGAGGACGGCGCAGAAGCCACCGAGAGCGGCGACGAGTAAAACACTCCAAGCCAGCAGTACCCCGGACAACACGCCGGGTTCAACCCAAACAAGATAGGAACCACCAGAAATGCCTAAGCTCAACAAGAAAATGGCCGCTGCAGTCGAGACCGCCGAAGCTTTCAGTGGCGATTTCCCGCTTCTGGACAACGGCTACTACTACGCCCAGCTCGGGGACGTAGAGGTACAGGACGGCAACTACGCGCCGGTCTGGAATGCCACCTTGGAGAACCTGCACAAGCAGTCCACCAACGAGAAGGCCAGCGGCAAGCAGTGGTACCGGATGAACGTCGTCTCGGACGAGAAGGCACCGGCCAACTACACCAACGGCGACAAGAAGTGGGCTGCGTTCCACTCCATGAGCCAGTCCCAGCTCAAGTCCTTCTTCGAAGCCTTCGGGTACACCCCAGACAGCGACACTGACGAAATGCGCGGTGAATGGACCTTGATCAAGGTCGGCACCCGCGTTATTGCCAGTGGCGATCGCAAGGGCGAGAAGGTCAACGAAATCAAGTCGCTCGCGCCGGTCCCGGACGACTTCGATGCAACCGAGCTGGAGCCGGAAGACACCGACACCTTCTAGTCTGTCCGAGTCTGTTTGATTGCGAGGCCCTCCGTCCAATTGGGCGGGGGGCCTCACCCCTTAGGAGTTACTGTGGTAAAACTGTCCGAACGTCACTCGGCGGCTCTCGCTGAGTACAAGCCCGAATCCATGCTGGATGCAGCCCTGGCCCTCGCCCGTGAGGGCTGGCACGTGTTCCCGCTCCGTCCCGGAACCAAAATCCCTCTGATCAGCAAGAAAGCAGGTGGAAAGGGTGCACTCGACGGATCAACTGACGAGGACCTTATTCGCTACTGGTGGAATAAATACCCCTCTGCCGGGATTGGCGCAAATCTTGGAGAGGACCGGCTGGCGATTGACCTCGATTTCAACCACGGCGCAACGCGGTTGGGGTCCCTACCAGATACGCGTACACATCACTCGGGACGAGGGAACGGCAACCTTCATCTTGTATACCGAATTGAACCGGGTTCAGCTGCTGCGGCAGTCAAGTCCGGAACGAACGTCCTGGGTCCAGGCATTGATATTAGAGCAGGTCGAGGATCTTACATTGTAATGCCTCCGACGCCACACGAAGAGAGTGGCCAACCTTACCGGCTGGACGAGTACGACCGTGAAGAGCACCTGCTGACGGACGACGAGCTGGCGGTGATCTACCAAGAGGCCGGGGTTGCCCAGCCTGCGGCCTCCCGTGGGGCCAAGAAGGGCCTCGCAGTGGTGGACGGGGCCAAGAGCCACAAGAGACCGATGGAGAGCCGCGCAAGTACCCTCGCGGGCCTTCTGGCGGACCCTCCGGCTGAGGGTGGCCGGAATGACTGGTTCGTCCGGGTCTGTGGCTTCATCGCCAAGAAGGCTTCCCGGTTCAACGACTTCGAAATCGAGGCACTGGGAGCGGCCAACCGCATGCCCAACCCGCTCCCGGTGGAGGAGCTGCAAAAGACCATTAACTCGGTCTGGGAAGCGGAGCAGGCCAAGCCCGACAAGACCCTGTTTGAGGGTAACGGCTTCCTTACCGGGAACAAGGCCCGCCTGTTCTGCCAAGTCGCCACACGACAGGGCGACGACACGGTTTACGAGCAGGCACCGTACGCAGACTTCGATATCGAGGCTCGGGGGGTGGCGGTAGACGAGACCTCCCGTCGCCTGTACTGGGTCCGCATCTTCTGGAACGGGCAGTTCTACGACACGACCCTGCCGGGTGAGCTGCTGGGCAACGAGCCGGGGTTCAAGGTGTGGCTGGCTGCTCGGGGAATGTCGGTGGACCAGCCGTTCAATGCAGTGCCCAAGACCCCAACCGCCACAAGAATCCTGCGCTACCTGAATTCGCAGAACCCACCGGAGGTCAAGATCGTGACCACCCTGGGCTACGATGAAGCCATGGACGGGTTCGTGACGCACGAGGGTCTGATCACGCAGGCGGGCAAGACCAGCAAGGAAGAGGCGCACATTGTGGCGGACCCCTCGCTGGTGGAGCGGGATATCGCACCTTACGCCTACGGGATGGAGCGGGACCGGGCCGAGGCACAGCGGGTGCTGCGGGAGATTTTGACCTTCCAAGACGAGACCGCCACATCAGTCTTTGGGGCTTGGTGGGCGGCATGCCTGCTGAAACCGCAGATTCAGGACCGGACGGCCCTGTTCCCATTCTTCGGGGTGGAAGCGGCCTCGGAGTCCGGCAAGACTAATGGCTTCTTCGATCTGATGGTGGAACTCAATGGAAATACTCGCGGGCAGATCGTCCCGACCCGGCCAGTTCTCCGGGACTACGCGTCGGCCAATAAGAATGGGATCGTTTGGGCTGATGACTTGGATTCACTGGAGGCGTATGGAGAACTGCTACGAGCCTCCACGTCCAACGGCACGGCCTCCAAGATGGAGGCGGACCGGAACGGCATCAGGAACACCAAGGTGGTAGCACCGATCCTGATCACGGGTGAGGCCCTGGGGTTCGGCACGCAGAAAGCGCTGCTGGACCGGTCGGTGGTCTTGAACATCTCCAGCCCGAAGGGACGCAAGTCCAAGCACGACCCGGAGAAGCTGCAGTGGGAAGACGTACAGGAGCTGCGGTCCCTGTACCCCAAGAGCCAGGGTGGCCTTAGTGTCCTGTCGGGGTGGTTCGTACAGGCTGCGCTGCAGAATGTCAAGCCTGCCCTCAAGTCACTGAACGAGGCGGCTCGGGAGGTCCCGGGACGACATGGGGACAAGCTGGCGGTCCTGAGGGCCGGAGCACGCCTGCTGGATGCTCTCGTGGGGCACGAGGACCCGTGGAGCGGCAGTGGCGAGCATGCCCAGCGGGTGGATGCCTGGGCGGGGGCGAACGGGCAGACCCTGGATCAGGACAACACCCTGACGATGAAGATCATCCCTTGGGCGCTGCGGACGTTCGACTACCCGGAGAAGCCGGATCGAATCACTGAGGGGCGGTTCCAGTCTCTGATCACTCCGGTGTTCATCAAAGGTGACCTTGAGTCACCAGACGCACCCACGCTGGACGGCTCCTCGGTGGAAATCCTCTTTTCCCCAACGCTGCTGGCGGAGGCTTGGAAGCGGGAGCAGGGGTTCAAGGTTGACGACCGAACTGAGACGGTATCGGCACTGAGCCAGCAAGCCCAGGCTTTGACCGCAGATCACAAGGTGGCTAGGGTCGCAGGCAAGACTCAGAGGTTCAGGCAGCTTCCCAAGGAATACGTCTATGCGGTTCTGAGGCGGGCCGAGGGGTCCTAGTTACAGGTCCTGGGGCTTCCGGATACAGACCCTGTGTAACGCAGGTTTAGTTTAAGGAACCCCGAAAGGACGGGACCGGACCACCCCCAGTTACAGAGTTACAATAGTTACAACATAATTTCTTTTTTACATACGGGCGGGAGAGGGTACTGGTAGATTCCGGTATCCTCTCCTTTCTTATAAGGGGTCACGCCGGAGAGCTGTAACTCTGTAGCGGATACCCCTTCTGGCCCGGAACGACGCGGCGAGAGACGTGTACACAGGGGGTGAAACGGCCTGTGAGCCGGTGTAACAGGTACCCCGGCTTGCGTAGTAGGCAAACCTGCTGGTAGAGTAGTCTCTGTGCCCCACCGGGGCCGATAACAACGAATGAGCGAGGAGCCAAATTGACTAACGGTATGGTAACTATGGAAGCCTACCTCGGGCCGCTGCGCCCAGATACCCTGGCCACGGGTGAGGGACCGGACGGCGCGGCAGTAGCTGTCGTGAAGTGCTGGCAGGAGGAGGACCGTACGGAGTGGGTGGGGGCCTACCAGTCCACGGAGACCGCACTGGAGGCCCTGCGGGAGGCCACCACGGAGGAGACCTACGGCGTGATCTGCTCCGTCCGGAAGGTACACTAGTGGGGTGGGACCGGGCCGCATTCCGGACCACTCCCTCGGAGCTGCTGGAGCTGTACAGGCGCGGACTCACTCCAGGGTCCAGTATGTCGGTGGATACCGAAACCTCGGGCCTGCGCACTGACGAGGGGGCCAGGATTTCTACGGTCTCCATCGGCTGGCTGGACCCGGACAACGAGTGGGAATTCATCCAAAACGAGGTCTGGCCCTCAGGTATCGCGACGAACCGGATGGAAGAAGTCTGGGAGGGCCAACCCGAGGTCCGCGTGATTTCGTTCGCTTGGCCCTTCGATCAAGGCGTGTCCGGTACTGGCAAGCCTGAGGACAACGGGCAGGCGACGCTCTGGCCGGATGCGGAGAATCTGCCGCTGGAAGAGTGGGTGGCCCTGCTGGAGTTTATCCGGCTGGTGGGCGAGTCCCATTCGCTGGACATGCAGAACGCCAAGTTCGATTGCCACATGTTCCGGGCGGGCTGCAGGCGCTGGCCAGGGGTCGGGGATGATTTCATGGAGCTGGTCTCGTGGGACACCCAGAACGGCAACGATCTGGTGTTCGGCTTCCTGCCCTCCACCAGCCTGAAAGGTCCGGGGACGGCCACCGAGTTCCTCTGGGGTGCGCAGGAGTCCGACGAGAAGCACGTAATCTCGGAGTACCTCAAGAAGAAGAAGCTGCCCAAGGGCCGCTGGGACCTGATGCCGTGGGATATCATCGCGAAATACGCGGATCAGGACGCCCGACTGACGACCCGACTGAAAGCGGTCCAGCAGGACTGGATTCTGGACGGTGGGGTTCCATGGATGGACGGCAAGCAGGGCCGGATGGAGGCGTCCGAGGCATTCCAGCGCCGGATGAACATGACCTATCTGCTCTACCGGATGGAGAAGCGTGGGCTTCCGTTCGACGTGGACTCCGCGCTGCACTACAGCATGGAGCTGAAACGCCGGGCCAAGGAGTTCGCCAAGGACCTGCCGTTCAAGCCTGCCACGCTGGACATGGCCAAGCATTATTGGTTCGGCTCCGGCCTCAAGCAGGGAGTGGAGGGCCTCGGGCATCCGCCTGTGGCCACGACTGAGGGTGGCGCACCGTCACTCACGGCCAACGACCTCGGTAAGCTGATCGCACAGGACCTGCCCGGGGCTGCAGTCTGGCGCAACTTCGCCAAATGCCAGGACGCAGACTCGCGCTGGTATGAAGGTTGGGTCAACAAGGCTGGGGACGACGACCGGCTCCGGACCAGTGTCCGCCAGAACGGCACCCGCTCAGGTCGGTTCAGCGTCGAGGGCATTCAGCTGCAGGCGATCCCGCAGAACTACAAGCTTTCGGGCTACGAGGGCATGGACGGCATACCTTCGCCGCGTGCCCTGATCGGGTCTGCGGTGGCGAGGATGCAGGGCTGGGAGATGTGGGAACTCGACTTGGCCAACGCCGAGTTGAGGGTGGCGGCACTGTTCGCCAAGTGCCAGCGCATGCTGGACATGATCGACCAAGGGATGGACCTGCACGGCGAAACCGCCAAGGAGCTGTTCAACGCGTCGGAGGACGACGAGAACTGGGACCAGCGCCGGTCGATCGCCAAACGAGCAAACTTCTCGCTAATTTTCGGGGTCGGCTGGGCCACGCTGCAGCAGAACATCGAAATCAACACCGGTATCGTGCTGTCGGACCGTGAGGCCCAGGTTCTGGTCAAGGACTGGAACGCGCTCTACCCGGAATACAAGCGGGCAATCAACGTCCATATGGCCAAGATCGAGAAGCGCCAGAAGGACCGCAACGAGGTCGCCGGGTACCTGCAGATGGCCAACGGCGAGCGCCGCTGGTTTGCCAAGCACGAGGACACCCACAAGGGGTTCAACCAGCGGGTCCAGCCCTCGTTGGCGCAGTTCGGGATCAACTGGTGGACGCTGGCGGACGAGTACATCTCCAGCCAGCTCACGCCGGAGGAGCTGGAGCACGGCGGAACAGTCCTGCTGGTCCATGACTCCATGGTCCTGCTGCTGCCCAGCGACCGGGCCACGATGATCATTGATCGGGTGATCGAAATCGGCGTGGAGCTGTGGGCCGAGACCTTCCCCGGGGTCCCGGGTGGGGTCGATGCGAAGCCCTGGAACAAGTGACTAAGGTCGAGTGGATTTACCCTGGGGTCTGGTGCAAGCACTGCCGCAGGGTGCACAAATAGATTTCCGTTTCACGTGAAACGGGACAACCCAACAGAAAGATGGATATGAGCAACGTAGCAGTAGTAGTAGGCGGGCAGTTCGGCTCCGAGGCCAAGGGACACGTGACGGCACAGCTCGTCGCGCTGGCCGTGAAAGGCGAGCGCGAGGTAATCAACGTCCGGGTCGCTGGACCCAACGCTGGGCACACGGCCTACGACGACGAAGGGGTCAAGTTCGCATTCCGTCAGGTACCGGTGGGTGCCGTAATCGAGCCGATTACCTCGGTGATCGCCGCAGGCTCCGAAATCGACTTGCCGGTACTGCTGGATGAAATCCATCTGGCACTGGACAACGGCCACATTCTGGACCTGCTGGTGGACGGCAACGCGACGATGATCGAGTACCACCACAAGATGCAGGAGCAGGAGGGCAAGATGGTCGAGAACATCGGCTCGACTGCCAAGGGTATTGGCGCTGCCCGTGCCGAGCGCATCTGGCGCAAGGCCCGCCGACTGCGCGACGTCCCGGCAGCGCTGGAACTGCTGAACCAGCTCCCGGGGGTCCGGGTGGTCGATACGGTCGAGTACCTGCACACGGCGCTGCAGAAGCCCAATGTCCACGTGATCATCGAGGGGACCCAGGGCTACGGCCTCGGAGTCCACACGGACGCCTACCCGCAGACCACCAGCTCCGACTGCCGTGCGATTGACTTCCTGGCCATGGCCGGGATCAGCCCGTGGCAGACCGGGATCGACACGGTACAGGTGTTCATCGCGGCCAGGGTCTACCCAATCCGCGTGGCTGGCAACTCCGGCCCGATGAACAACGAGACCTCATGGGAAGCCCTGGGCCTGCCGGAGGAGCGCACGACCGTCACCCAGAAGGTGCGCCGGGTAGGGGACTGGGACGGACAGCTCGTCGCTGACGCGTTCCGGGCCAATGGAGGAGTCCGGATCAGCGAGGACAATCTGGAGGCCCTGCTCTGGCAGGCGGTACAGGGAGGACCGTCCGTGGTCGTCGCGCTGACCATGCTGGATCAGGTGATCCCGGAGATTGAGGGCCTGACCTCGTTCGACGACTGCGACGAGGCCACGCTGCAGAAGGTCGAGGCGTGGATCGATCGCGTTTACCGCGACACGGGTGCGCAGGTCAAGATGATCGCGACCTCGCCCAAGACCGTCGTCCTGATCGGAGCCTGAGCCGTGGTCAACTACGAGCACGCGCTGAACTGCGCTAGCCTGATTCCGGCTGGGTTCGGAGAGGAGCTGCCCTGCTCCTGCGGCGCGAAGGCCCGCCAGAGGGCCTCGGACGAGCGGGAGGCCCTGGAACACCGGCACCTGTCTCCGAAGCCCGAGGAGGCCCCGTCCGTGCCCTTGGAGCAGGTAGGCGAGCTGGAGGAGGACGAGACGGGCCTGTCCGGCCTGTTCAAGCTGCATGGGGTCGAGCTGTCCGAGGAAGCCCGGGCAGCGACCCTGGCCAATATGAGGCGCTCCCGGGTCCTCGAAATGTCGGTGGGCGAGGTCCGGTCGGTCTCCTCCACTGGGGCCGAGAAAGGCGTCAAGGAAGCCCGCTTCGACCTGATCCCGACTGGAGCACTAACCCAGGTCGCGATCCACTTTGGCCGGGGTGCGCAGAAGTACGCGCCGCACAACTGGCGCAAGGGCTACGAGTTCAGCAAGGGCTATGCCGCGCTGCAACGGCATGCCAACTCGTGGCAGGGTGGCGAGGACCTCGATCCCGAGATGGGGACCCCTCATTTGGCTGCGGTGGCGTTCCACGCTCTGGCGCTGCTGGAGCTGTCCGAGACGCACCCCGAGATGGACGACCGATACAAGCTGGAGGGTAACTGATGGGTCGTCCGAGCAAGGCCGCACAGGCCGCGTACATCAAGCGGATCGACGCACTCAAGAACCGACTGCTCGACCTTTGCGCCGACAGCGAGCGCGGCCTCAGTGTGGACTTGGAGTTCCAGCGGGTGCGCCGGTACCACCATGAGGACGAAATCCCGATGATCGAGGCGTACGAGCGCGTGATCGATGAAATTACCACGAAAGGACCGGTCAAGCTGTGACCAAGACACTCTACCTCGCCTACCCGATCGACTTCTCAGGCGGGCACTCCGTCACGGCCCAGATCGCGGATACCGTCGCGTGGGCCAAGGACAATATCTTCCGTGACTCCGGAATACTCGCATACGATCCGGGTGGGGCCTGGACTGTCGGAGGCCGGAGGAAGGTCACTCCGGAGCTGCAGAAGATCAATCAGGCCGCGATCCAGCAGTCCGACGCGATGCTGGCCTACGCTCCGGCAGGCGTGAGGTCCTGGGGTGTACCGGCTGAGGTCGAGCGGGCAGCGATGCGCGGGATGAACGTCGCGATCATCACGGACGGCGACCCCTCGTGGGCCATGCCGGTCGGACCCAACGTCGCGGTGTTCCAGTCGAAGCCCGACTGGAGCCACGCAACCATCAAGGCGCTGGACTGGCTGGCCGACCAGAAGCTGCCCAACTTCGCCAAGGGCAACCCTGCCCGCGAGCGCAAGACCCTGCAGTTCGCTCCCGTGGACGGAGCCGAGGTCCAGTTGCCTACCCGTGCATACAGCGACGACGCCGGGTTGGACCTGTTCGTGACGGAGGATACCTGGGTTCCGGCCAACGGGTTCGTGGATATCCGGTCCCACATCAAGGTCCAGTTGCCTGACTGGAGCTGGGGTTTCCTCGTCGGACGCTCGTCTACGCTGCGCAAGAAGGGGCTGCTCGTGAACCCTGGGATCATCGACGCGGGCTACCGGGGCGAGCTGTTCTCCGGAGTCCAGAACATGACCTCCAAGCCGGTGTACGTGGAGGCCGGGGAGCGGATCGCCCAGCTAATCATCATCGGCAACGGGACCCGGCAGATCGAGCCGGTACTGGTACCGGAGCTGAACTCCCACGCCCGGGGCAAGAACGGGTTCGGCTCGTCCGGTAAGTAGATACAGCGAGACCCCCGGTCCTTTCGGATCGGGGGTCTCTTTGTGTTCGGGACTAGCTGAACATCAGGGCTTCTGACGTGTCGTCTACCGCGACGAGGTTCTCGCCGGGAGCGGCCTTCTCGGGAACCCAGGCCACCCAGTGGGTGGTGTTCGGCTCTTCGTTCCAGACCCGGAACCAGACCCGCTTGGCGGCGAGGTCGAGGAAGATTTCCCCGGTGAGGCTCAGACCCGGCTGCAGGTCCTCAAGGTCGGCGCTGATCCGGTGCATTTCGGTGGCGACTGCGGCGAAGGTTTCGTTGCTGATCATTTCTGGCTCCTTAGTTCCGAGGGGCTGTCTGCCCCTCTAAATTCAATTAAACCATATCCTTGCCCGCGTGTCAAACCGGGTACGGGTCGGCCCCGGACTCTCGCCCGGGGCCTCGCCTCTACTCTCCGATCTTGTCTTGGTCCCGCTTCCTCGCCGTGTTGTAGCAGATCGTCCGGACCAGTGCGACCGAGATTCCCCACTCCGAGGCGATCAGGCTCGTCGGCACCCCGTCCGCGAACTCCTCGCGAATCCTGGCCATTGCCGAGTCCTGCAGCTTCCGGCGACGGCCAACGCTGTCGTAGAAGTATTCGGCTTTGTAGGTCGCGGGCTTCTGGTTGCGCTTGTTCAAGGTTGGCTCCTTATCTGAACTGGACCGGTCGTTCCGGCCCATATTTCTATTAAATCACATCTTTGTCACTCAGTCAAACCGGACACAAAGCGGGACCCCCGGCCTGTTACGACCGGGGGTCCCTGGGTTCTACTTGGCTTCGTACTCGACCCACTCGCCGGAGCCGTCGCGCTTGGTGTTGCGCTCGGTCTTGCCGAAGTGGTTCTGGCGGGCCGGGTACTCCCAGCGGCCAACCTTCACGGGGGCCAGCTCGCGGTAGGCCGGGGTCTCGTCCTCGAACATCGGCTCCGGGACCTCCGTTGCCGTCTCCTCTGCGTGAGCGGCTTCCTCTGCGGCGACGACCGCTGCCAGCCCGCTCGGGGTCTCTGTGGCGGCTTCCGTGGCCTTCTTTGCGGGCTTCCGGTCTGCGGGCTTGCGTCCTGCCCTGGCCTGCTCCCGCTCGGACTTGGCCTTGGCCTTCTCCACGAGGCGCTTGCTCATGGCGTCCGCCTTGTGGACGAGGTTCGCGGAGGGGAGGTCTTTCAGGCTGGCCTTGGGTTCGGTCCCTGCCAGCACGGCCTCGGCAATTGCCCGGGCGACGTTGCCAGCGTGGCGGGCATCGTGTCCCGGCTTGTACATCGTCTTGCTGGAGGAAGTGGCCTCGCCGCAACCGCAGTTGCAGTGGCGGGTGGTGGTGGCCTTGGCGGTGGTCTGGGTCTCGGTCATTTTTGGCTCCTTCATTGACGGGGCCGGTCCTTCCGGCCTCATATTTCTATTAAAACATATCCTTGACTGTATGTCAAGTTGGTGGGGCCGGAGGGTGTCGAACCCTTGCGACTGGCCAATCCAGCCGGTCCCAGTGGGGGTCCCGAAGGACCCCCGGAGGGGCTACTTGGTGAGGGCCTTCACGAACTTCGCGAAGAGGCGGGTGGAGAGCAGGGAGGCTTCGGCGGGCTGCTTGCCAGTGGCCTTGGTCTCGGCCACGAGGCGGGAGACGTGCTTGGCGTCGTGGCCCGGACGGTAGGTGGCCTTCCGGCCATTGACGTTGGTGCCGCAACCGCACTTGCAGGCTCCACCCTCGGGGATGCGGGCCTCGGTGATTGCTGCGGGCTTGCGGGTCGTGGGGGCCTGGGCCTCTTCGACGATCTGGAACTTCTTGTCGTCCTTGAATGCCAAAGCGGCCTTGGCACCCTTGGCCGTGAGGGACAGCCACTCCTCGCCGTCCTCGTCCTTGTCGGACTTGATGAACATTCCGTCCTTGACCAGCTTGGAGATTGCCCGGGCATTGAGGCTGGTCGAGTAGTTCATCTCGTCCCGCATTGCCGAGTACCAGATTCCGGAATCCTCCACGATTCCCTCGTCGAAGTAGCTGAACGAGTTGTTGCCGAGGTCGATCAGGGTGTTGATTGCGGCCTTCTCGGTGTTGCTGAGGGTCTGGGTCTTTGCCATTTTCGGCTCCTTCGATCTTGTGGGGTTCCGGGTGAACCTCTAAGAACTACTTTACCAGAACCTTGCCCTCGAGTCAAGTTATCCCTAGGGCAAGGTCCTGATGTTACTTTGTGTTACTGGCACGGGCAGGCTCGAAGGGCTGGACCTTGAGTTCCACGAGGCGGTCCCGCAGACGGCCCCTGCCATAGTTGACGATTGCGTGGTATAGGCGGTCCTGCAGAGCCGCTGAGGGCAGCAGGATGAAGGCGTCCGAGACCTGGGCCTGAAAGTCCTTGATCTTGGTCTTGCCGTGCTCCACTCCATCTATCCCGTTTAGGATTTCGATCAGGAGATGTGAGATGTGTTTGCTGTCATGCCCGGGCCGGTAGACGCTTCGGTAGCTGGCGGTAGCTTCCCCACAACCGCAACGGCAAAGCGTGGATATTGGGCCTGTAGTTGGTGCTGGAAAATCAACCATCGGAATGGCTCCTTATTCGATATGAGACCGAACTGGTTATAACCCCTGCCCCTCTATTGTAAGACCGGCCTTGCCAGTCTGTCAAGATATATGAGCCGAGGCCAGCTAGACAGATAGTCAAATATGGTGGTAGAGTAGTCTCTAGACCCAGCCGGGGTGGCTCCTTACGGCTCGGGTCCTAGGAGGCCCGAATGGCAGTCCAAGTTCTGGAATGAAACCCCAGGGCCGCTGGTGGTCATTCGGGCCTCTACTAGTACCAAGGGGCCGGATAGGGAGCCAATGAGAAAGATAGACCGGAACCCCCGGATCGAGAAACAACCCCTGTGGGTACAGGAGCACGTCGCCCAGCTCAGGCAGGAGCGGGACGAGGCGCTCGCAGAGAACGCCCAGTTCAAGCAGGGCCACTTCGGTGAGCCAGGGTCGAACACCTACATCAGTGCCTACGACGAGCCAAATGTGATGCTGCCCGAGGGAGCCACTATCAGCTTCCGTCTGCACGACTCCCACGACCCCAGCGAGGTAATCCGCGTCAGGATCACCCGCAAAGGCAGGCTCAATATCAACGGCAGCAGGCAGTTCGCGGTCATGCCTGGGGCCAGCAACGACATAGAGGTATCTTACCTTGATTAACCTAGAACGAATCTGCATCAACGAGTGCGAAGAGCACGCCCAGCCCGGGCACCTGCTCTGCCAGACCTGCGGGTTCAGGCTCTGGCAGGAACTGCACTGGTTGGCAGACGTCTACGACCCACTATTCCAAGCCCTGACCCGGAGGCTCAATGTCGAAGAAAAAGCGGAGCAAGTCAAAGTCAAAGGCGCGAAAGACCCCATGGTTACGGGGCTTGACCTTAACGACGAAGCTGCTCGCGTCCGGCACGATATACGAGGTATCGCTTACGCGGGAAGGGGTTGGATCAATCTACTCTTCGCGGGTACCAGTCGAGGACCCGGGCGTAAAGACGTGCCCTACGAACTGCGCTATCTTGCACGTAACCTAGATACCCTCGACCGGGACCCCGCAGGAGCCGACAAGATGCGGCACTGGGGGGCCAGGGTCGTGGCCGCTAGGCAGGCCGCAGAGAAGCTGGTCACCCCAGACCCGCTCATGTCCGCCTACTTCTACCGGATCGAGAACCTCGCCTGCTCCATCAAATCCGGCGAAGAGGGCGACTCCACCGTGGAGTGTGGCGGTGCCCTCGGAGTCTGGATGGTCCAAGGCAAGATGGTCGAGAAGGACTTCACCTGTGCAATAAACCCCGGGCATACAGTGACCCGGGATAAAGCGATCCTGGATGCGCACAAGCGCAAAACCCAGGCGCTCGCCGGAATGAAACTCATACAAGCAATCCTGGGCAAAGGAGCCTCGAAATGACTGTTGATCCGACCAAACCACCATGGGACCCCGAGCCGGTACTCGGTTCCGGGTACAACCCATTCATCACACAGGCCGTGCTGCAACTGGCCGAACGTCGGGCCGCACTGGAAGAGCACCTGTGCCAGCGGGCAAAAGAGACCGGGCTTGGGGTCCTGATCATCGAAGGATTCCCGACCCACCCAGTGGCCACGGTCGGGATGCTGCATTGGTCTGTTCCACGTGAAACAATCCATATCCACAAGTGGGGACCCCACATCATGAACGTACTGGGCGAGCACGGGGTCCGCTTGGTTCGGGATCAGGTGGGGTTCTGATGAAGCGATATGCGATAGCGGCCAGCCGCTGGGCCTACGCCGGATGGTGTGGCAAGCAGGGAATCAAACAGGACCACGCGGTGTACGTAACCCGGGCCGAGACCCTGGCCGGTCTGCAGCTCCACCCGGACCAGTTCATCTGGGTACCGGGCTGGGAGGCCAACTCCTTCAAGGACCGGATCGTGGCCGCATACAACGCAGCCACCGCAATCAAGAGGATCGCGGCATGAGCGCGGTCCGGTACCTGATCAAGTGCGACGAATGCGGCACCTGCAGCGAACAGGCACGACCACTGGAGAAAGACGAATACTGGCTCTGCCCGAGGCACGAGACCAAACAGGAAAGGAAACTGTAATGGAAGATAAGCGATACGAGCCGGAGACCCGGCCAGTCCTGCCCCATACGTTCGGCAGGCCGAACCCCGCCGACCTCACGCGGGAGCAGAGGCGCGAACTCAAGAAGCTGACCAAGCAGAGGGGCCGACCCTACAAGGTCCAGGCCAAGGGCAGGCGGTGATGTACGTGTACTGCTGGGAGGACGACCACGGCTGCATCTGCGGCAACGAATGTGAACCGCCCAAATGGATGCAGGAGATGTGGGCTGCAGAGGAGGGTATGCAGTCCAAGCCCAGCCCATAGGGGGTGAAGGACCTATGGTATAGGGTGGGGTTCGTTGGGTATACTACCCCCATGTGACGAACCTCACCCATACCCATATATTGACACCCAGTATACTTGACAAATAGAATAGTAACGTTGGTTTCGTTTAATTGAACGGGACCAACAGTCGTGTTAGGGGTTGGGCATATGGCAGCAGACGAATGGGTGAACAACTCAGGCCGCAGGCGCAAGATCGCGAAAGAGCTGCTGCCCAAAGGTGTGGTAGTCAAGTGCTGGATTTGCAAGCAGCCCGGTGCCAACCAACTCGACCACATCAAGCCCAGGTCCAAGTACCCCGAGCTGATCTGGGACCGAGCCAACATCGTCCCAGCGCACGACACATGCAACAACACCAAAAGCGACAATGACAGCATGCCGGGCCTAGGGGTCCACTCCGAGGTCTGGTAATCCAGGGTGGGATACCCCGGGTATAGGGGGCATTCACGCCTTGAGACCTCCCGGGGCTGGACAGGGTAACCGTGATA